GAAATATTCAATCGCCTCCTGTTCTTCCGAAGCGAAATCCACATTCACGAGTTGTTGCTTATCAGGCACTTGTAGGCCCTACTGCCTCAACCTTACCCTCAACCGGGACACCGTGCAACCCAAGATGCTGGCGTTTCCAAGCCTCAGCCGCCTCCATGGTCTGGCATAGCACCTCGAACTGGCATGAACAAACTACCTTGTAAGCATAGCTTGAGGTACCCACAGAGTTGCCACATGGCTGGCCGCCAAATGCACTATACAGTTGTGGGACGTTCTCCACAATTTGAACCTCATGCGTCCCACCCGGTCGCCGAAACGGGTTCATATATGGCACTCAGCACCCCCACTCAGCCTTGCCCGGCTCAGCAAAACCATTACGTTTTTCCTCCAGCCAATGCACATGAGAGTGGGCTGCTGCATGAATCTCCGCCATTTCCTCGTTTGGGGCGAGGCTTTGGTGCCCACAAGAACACACTACCAGATGCGAGTAGATTGCAAAGGCATCGTCGGTAAGGTGGTTACGTTGGATTTTGGTGGTATGCAAAGGGGTCATGCTTGCTCCTAATAGCCTGTGATGGACGAGCGTCCGCCCGCAGTCCAGCGTTCGCGCCTCTCTCTGATTATATCAAGTATTCGCTTGGCATGGATGGCATTCCATGTTTGGGTGGCATAGCCTAGACAGTCGAGCAGATCAATCGTCCGTCCGCCGGGATAGTTATAGTATTCCTCTAAAAATGACTCCTGATCGTGCCGTACCCAGAACCGCCCATCCCGAAACAGTGGCTCCAACGACTCAATCCGCGTCCGCTTGGCCCCCGCTGACCTATCTGCCTTGAGTTCCTTAATCGTCATCTTGAACTTGGAGGTCTTGTTCTTATATTCAACTGGGTAGCGCAGCAGGCGCTGGGCGGCATTTGTTTCCAGCCAGAACTCCCGCAGGTTCCACAGCTCCCCCATCTCAAAGATTTGGTTAATGAGTTCATCATAGCTTGAGGACTTGGCCCAGCAATCGAGCAGATAGATGCGGTCGGTGTCGGGGTCAATCCCAGTCACCACAATGCCGTGGTGACAGCGCCCGCGCTCCTCCGCGTGGTTAGGATCGACCACCATTGTCCGCACCAGAATTCTAGGGTCGATGTCTCCTATGGTCTCTCCATCCCTCACTTCATGCTTGAGCCAGTGGCGTTCCAATCGAACGGGCGATTGGGTTGGCGAATAGAACCGTAGCCAGTCCTTGTTGAATATGCACTCCTCGGGATTAACCGGCAGATTGAGGTACTGATGCGAAAAGAAATATGGCCCCTGCACCCGCCTAATCTCCGCCAGCGTCTCCTTGCTGAACTCCTCGGGGAAAATCGGTTCGCCCGGAGGATGATCCAACGTGCAATGTTCTGGGTCACAACCACCCAGCGCGGAATGGCTCTCAATCACAAATTCCCGCTGGTTCTTGCGAATCCACCCGCTTAGGTCATTCGTGGCCCACCTATTGTTGACCACAGTCCAACTACCCTTGTCATAGGACTCGAATGCACCAATGAGCAACTTGTGGTAGTTGTGGGTCTTGTCCATCACCAGCTCGGATTCCAGCGCCTCTTTACCCACCACATCGTCCTCATTCACATCCCAATAGTGCCGCGACTGTAGCGCCCCGCCAACTCCAAGGTAATCGAATGTGCCTTCCCCCTGTGGCCCTCGGCTGCTCCGATGCTGTTTAGACTCATTCGTCCAGACGCACTTGTTATCCGGTATGATCTCGGGAAAAGCCATGCGAAACAGCTTGTTCTCTTTGTAGTGGTAGTCGATGCGATAGCCAATCATTATGGCGTTGGTGATGATCTCCGAAACCGTGAGAACCCGGCGGCTGGGATTGTGAGTCTCCTTCATCCATGCGATCCAGTCATCCCCATAGCCCAGCTCTCGCATGGCGGCTTCGTCAGCCTCGTTGAATGGCAGAACCCGCCACATGGTACGGCCCTCAGTCACCATGACCGTCTTATAGTGATCGCGAGGCATCTCCAACAGGTAGCGCGGGCGGTTGGTCTCCAGTCGTTGTAGTATCGGCAGGTGCAAGCGTTCGGTTAGGCGAGTGCGCTGGAGCACAACCTTGATGAAGAAATATAGACTGCCCAGCGAATTGAGCCGCAAGGCCATACGAAACAGCTCGGGCTTGTCAGCACCCGGAATCGGTAGTGGGGTCCATCGCATATTTAGTATTTGATATAGGCAGCTATATAGCCACCGGCACTACACAAAACAGGCCAAAGAATGCTACAGGTGCCTATATAGGCGCCTATATTCTGTCTACTAATAGTAATGGTTTATATAACCATATTACTAAACAACACGAGAATAACACCTATTGAGCTGCCGCAATGCGTCCGTCAGTGTCAAATTTCACTCCAGCCAAGGCCAAAACTTTCTGTAGGGTCTGCACCGCATCTACCATCCCATCTGATGCTGTCCAGTAAGGCAGTGCAGCTCCCTCTACTGGGTAAATAGCCTTTAGTGCGTCCAACCACTTCTGATCCACATAGTTCATATCAGCCTCCAAACTCAGCAATCTCGCTCTTGCCCCGCAGTGTCCTCAGCTCCAGTTTACCTTCCATCGCGCACAGCACCTCGGTCTCATGCAGGATTCGGAGCGTTACGGGCCGCCCCGCTCGGTTCAAGTCGATTACATACCCCGCGAAGTTCGAGTAAAGCACTGACTGGCCGGGCTTTAGTACCTTGCAAGCCTCTCCGCAGCTCACTATTACACCTGTCGTAGGACGCCTCTGGGACGTTTCGGGGGTTACCAGAAGCCCACCCTTGCCCAAACAATCGCTACAAGGCACCTTTCCGGCCTCGCAATGGGCACATTTGAAGCCCTTGGCCCCAACTCTTCCCAATCCTCCACAGTTCGAGCAATTCACCTTGCCCAAGCCACCACAGGTCTCGCATTCATAGCCCGACTTGAAGTCGTCCTCCTGTATAAGCACCCGGTCTCCCAGCGCCCAGAACTTGAGTGGCCCAAGGTCAAAGATGCCATTGGTTGTAAGTGATGTTGAATCAGCGATTTGTGTCATAGGTTGCTCCTTCCTTTGCTCAACAAGCCCTTTTAGCTCAGGCGTCTCGCCCCCGCGCCAACCGAATCGGCAGCCGAATCGGCTCCAGAGGCGGTCACGGTGGCGCTATAAGAGTCCATCGAATGCGCCAGCCCCAAGCAAACGCCGAATCTCGCGTTTGAACTTGGGGCCATGGTCCTTAAGTTCCGGCCCAGTGAGGTCCACAGCGATGTGGGCGCACTCGTGCAGTAGGGTCGCACGCCACGCGCATTCCCAGCGGCGCAACAGGGCATTGATTCGGATGATCTCGGGGTCGCTATCTCCCATCGCATCAATACCATAAGCCCATTTTACCATCAAATCGTCGGGCAATTTACCTGCCCAGTAGCGGTCGTTGTAGTCGAGGTAGGCACGTTTGAGCCGGGTCATTCCTCCATTCTATCGCCGGGCTACAATATCACGTGGCGTGAGCATGATCCTAACCTCTATAAAGTATTGATTCTGCTCAATGAACCTCACCAAACCTATACCTATCCATCCGTTTTGCCCCCTTCGCCTCCCGAAAGCATAAGCGGCGAGCCTTGCGGCTCGTTTGGTCGGGCGCTATTACTTTGAGTTAACTCTCGGACGATAGCCTTAGCTTGCTCTATCTCCGATGTAGTGATCGACACACCGAACGAGGTGACATTGATTTGTTGGGCGGGCCTGCCGTCACGCATCATCTGATGGAACTGCAATATCGCGGCTATCTTCTCCCACGCCTGCAAGCTCTCCAGTCTGCCTATCACCTCAAGCCAATACCTTGTCCCCCCAAGCGCATCAAGCACTTGCGCGCTCGTCCCCCGTGCTGACACTATCCTCAGCACACGCCGCGCTAACTCCGCACGGTTCAGCCTTGGCCCATGTTCCTTCACTCCCACAGGCCGATGATTACCATTGTTCCCGAGTGTGACAATTTCCTCCATCACTTTATATTATAAAGCACTTTGCGCGTTCTACCTAGCACAC